TCGGGACCATCGGCAACTCAACAATCAACACCAATCCTCCAGGGCTCACCACTTCACAGAGCGCGGCGGCCGGATCGACGCTTGTCGTGAGTCCTGCCACAGCTTCCCCCTCGGGAATACCGGCACAGACGCCGTATACGAATGTCCCGTTGAGCACGATTGCGAGGGCTGCCTAAATGCCGAATGTCGTGATACCAAACGGTGGAAGCGGGGTCCTGACAGCGTCACTCGTTACCACCTACGTCAACCCGTCCGCACCGTCATCGGGAATCATCTACGTGTCCAAAGGGGAACGCTGGGATGCGATAGCGTACAAGATGTACGGAGACTCTACGCAGGTTGAGCCGCTGATTCAGAACAACCCTGGCATTCCGATTGGCGACTATGTGGCGCAAGGCGTTCAGGTCTTTGTCCCGCTGATCACACCAGCGACCAGCACAACCAGTTCGACGCCGTGGAACTAAATGAGCGCATCCGTACAAATCCCGGCGTGGCAAATCAAGATCGGCGGAACTCAGGTCGCCGGCAACCTGACGACCCATTCCCAGCACGTCCACTACGACGAAGCTATCGGCGGCAAGGCAAACGTGCTGGAGATTCAGGTGGAGGACTCGGCGCGCGCGTGGGCGAACAATCCGCCTAAGATCGGCACAGCGCTCAGCTTGTCAATCGGTTATCAAGGTTCCTCTCTCGTGTCCTGCGGGAACTTTGAAGTGGATGAATGGGAGGCAGAGGGGCCGCCAGACACGTTCCTGATCCGGGCAATCCAGGCCGGGGTGACTCATGCCATCAGGACCTCATATTCGCAGCCCTATGAAGGCCAGACTCTTACATCGATAGCTAAGAGCATCGCCGCGAAGTATGGGATGAGCGTGTCAATTGACGCGGTGAATCCCGATGTTCCTTATCAGCATATAACCCAACGCCTAGAGAGTGACCTTGCATTTCTGCATAGGCTTGCCAACGGGCAAAATTACGAGTTCACCATCCGCGGCGATCAACTCGTCTTCTACAGCCGCCCGAAGTTGGATGCGAAGAAAATCACGGACCTCAAAGACAAGAATGCGCAGTACATCTACAAGACCGACAACACGCGATTCAGGATTCACCAGCAGCACCACGGCGACAAGACCTACAAGAAGGCCGTGGTGATGTATTTCGACCCGCACTCGAAGAAGCTGCTCCAGGCAACGGCCAACGCCGCGGCCACAGCTACCCAGGGCGTTGACTTAGGGCTTCAGGACACCCTACTAGTCCGGGAACGGATAGAGAACGCACAGCAAGCCACCCTACGCGCGCAAGCCCATCTCCACGCCGCCAATATGCACGTCCTGAAGGCCGAGGTAATCATTCCGGGGTCGATGGTCTACCGGGCCGGCAATCCAGTCATGCTCTCGGGTTTTGGCGCTGCGCTCGATTCGATAAAATGGATCATCAACGAGGGCAAGCATCGGCTGGACCGGAACGGCTACAAAACCTCTTTGGAACTCAGGACCACAATCGCAACGACCGGAGCCGGCGCCGGTACGCAGACGGTTTCGGATGACTACGGAGAATAGATGCCAGACTTAGTACGCGGACCATATACGGAGCAGTTCCACCCGCCTTACAGGACGGGCATCGTTGCGCAGATCGAGTCTGTTCCGCCTTACCGAGTGCGCGTGCAGTTCCCTGACCAAGCGAACGTGCTCTCTTTTTGGTTGCCGGTCCAAGTCATGAAGACGATGAACGACAAAGACTTCTGGCAACCGGACATCGGCGAGCAGGTGTCCGTTGTCATGGATGAGTGGGACGAAAATGGCATCGTGACCGGTGGAGTCCCGTCAACCGTGGACTCGGCACCAGCAGGACTCACACCCGCCGATCGCTATACCCAATTCGCCGATGGAACGATCATCCACTACAACACGAGTACGCACCAGCTCCAGGTGACACTCGGGGCCGGTGGGCAGATGGTTCTGAGCCAACCATCAGGAGGAAAAATTGAACTGGATCCATCGGGCAATGTTGAGATTCAGGCGGCAAGTAGCATTTCGCTTACCAATGGCGGCGCAGCGGCGGATGCGCTGGCACTGGTGAGTAAACTGGTGACAGCGTTCAACGCACACACTCACTCTGACCCGCAAGGGGGAGTGACGGGCGCGCCGACAACGCCATGGACGGCAAGCACGATTGAGAGTGTACTGACGAAGGTGTCAAACTGATGGCAACGACTTTCCCATACGCGACCCTCACCAACATCCAGTCATCGAGCTGGGAGCTGATGCTTGACTCGACGGCGGGGGGTGGACCGGGATCAGGACTCGGACAAGTTTGCCAATCCTACGCGGATGTTCATCAATGCCTCAAGATCCTCTTTTCGACAATCCCCGGCGAAGATCCTTTCCGCCCGACCTTCGGATGCGACTTGACGCAGTTCCTTGACCGCCCACTCACTGTTGCAATTCCGGCCATCGTCGGCGCCATCTCCGCAGCCATTGCCGATTGGGAACCGCGCATCACCCTTGAGAGTGTCGATGTGGTCGCCAGCACAACGAACATCGGGACTCTCGAGGTGACGATCAACTGGAAGCCGGATATGGGATCGAGCAGTTCTGCCACGACTACGATAGGCACAGAGAGCACGACAATATCTGTGGGAGGATCTTCTTAAATGCCGGTCATAATCCCGAATCAATCGTTCCCATCGGCCACCGGCACCCCTCAGACGGTCCCTGTTGACCTGCCTACGCCTTCGTTCGTCAACGACACTGACGGACTTGATGCAACGCTGGTCTTGAACGACATGGTGACGCTGTTCGAGTCCTACACTGGCAGGACTCTTTACCCGGCCCAAGTCGAGCAGTTGCTTATCAACCTATACGCCTACCGCGAGATTCTGGTCCGGAACGCGATTCAGTATTGCGGCCTTCAGAACTTGCTCGCGTTCGCCGTCTATCCGATGCTGGACTACCTCGGCGAGTATCTGGATTGCACCAGGCTCCCCGCGCAGTACGCCACCACGACATTGCAGTTCACGCTCACGGCCGCACAGTCGTCCGACACCACGATAGCCTCTGGCACGCAGGTCGGGACTCAAGACGGCCTCAACATCTTCGCCACCACCTCGGCGCTCACGATTGCTGCCGGGCAGACGGTTGGCACCGTAGCGGCGCAATGCACCACGGCAGGACTCAGCGGCAACGGCTACCTCGCCGGACAGGTCAGTGTCCTGATGGGCTCGTTCCCGCTTGTCTCTGCTGTCGCCAACACGACGACCCCGGCCAACGGAACTGACGGTGAACCTGCTGGCACTACCGCAGGAGACAACCACTACCGCACGCGCATTCAGGCAGCCCCGAACAATCTCACGACCGCCGGCCCGTCTGGCCAGTACCGATCTCTCGCGCTTGACGTGAGTTCGACCATCGTTGACGCGCAAGTCCCGACAAATCCGACAACGCCGGGCACGGTGCAGGTCTACGTCCTGACAGGACCCGTAACGCAGCCGTCCGCATCCCCAAACAGTTCTGGCATCGCATCCGGTACTCTACTTTCCGCTGTTCAGTCGGCGCTCAGCGCGCAGACTGTGAGGCCTCTTTGTGATACCGTTCTAGTCTCGGCAGTGACCGAAGTTGATTACACCGTGACCGGGGCGATCACACTCTACGCGAACGCCAACTATGCGACGATTGCCGCTGGAATCACCGCAGCGGCGCAGAATCTTGCCTTGACGCTCGCTGCAAATATTGAGCAGGATATAGTCCTGAGTCAGTGGCAATCGGCTCTCAGCGTGTCGGGGGTCTACGACATGCAACTGACACTTGCTGCGAACATCGGCGGCACACCACTCACTCCAACTTCGGACGGCAGTTTCTTGCTCACAGCGGGACAATGGGCGAACTGCATAGGCATCAACCTCACAATCGTTATGGGCACAAAAAATCAGCCAGTTAGCTAGTCCACAAGGAGACTTCAGCATGAAACGAATTGCGCCCTTTCTTTTCCTGATCTTGTCAGTTATCACATGCTTTGCTCAGACCCAGATTGACCCGACTTACCAGATTCGGTGGAACGCTCTTGCTTATCCTGGCGCGCCTGCTGCAAACGGGATCACATGCACCCAGAACGGAAACTACGCGATTTATCCTTACGGCGCAGAGTGGGGGCAGTCTTATCAGGACACGACGAATAATGTCGAGTACAAATGCACAACATCTGGATGGGTGAAGAATCTACCCACGACAGGCGGCACGCTGACCGGCCCACTCAACGGCACCAGCGCATCGTTCTCAGGCACCGTCGCGTCTCCCGCCATAGTGCCTACCAATATCACTCCCAGTACGTCTCCAATCTGTGCCAACGGCACAGGCGGGGCACTTACAACTATGGGGTGCGGTGGTGCAGGCGTAACGCAGATCATACCTGGGACAAACGTCACCATTTCGCCTAGTGGGGGCACAGGTGCAGTAACAATCAACAGCACAGGCGCTGGCTTGCCGACAAACGCTGTAGTTGCGTGGGCTGGTGATTCACGGTTCTGGGTTTCCGGATCCAATTCCTCCGCTGGCACTGCGGAGGGATCGATTACTTCTGGCTCTGTATCGGGCGGAGTACTGACTGCCCAGGTCGGTAATCTGTCAAACTCGACTCCATCTTATGCGGGCACAATCTATAAACTTTATGGATTCACAGGCGCATACGCTGCCTTGAACGGTCAACATGTAACGGTCACTTCGGGCTCATCCTCACAGTTTGTGGCCACCGTGACCGGCGTCTCTGATGGCACGACGGTTGGAACAGGTTCGTTCATTGCCGATAGTATGGCCTTTGCAGTGTTTGGTACTAAACTTCCAAGCACAAGCAGTTCTGTTTTTGTGGATGTTAGTACAGGTGTCGAAACTACCACAGATACCTTTATTGCCGCCTATCTATCAAAGCTGCACCCCATTAGCCCGGCTGTGACCGGATCGACAGGCTATCTGGTGCTGCAATTGGGCATCAACGATATTGTGACGCTGGAAAGCGCCTCTGCCGCTTATGTTGAAAACAACTATCTAACGATATGGGCAATGGCTCATGCCGATGGCTGGAAGATCCTCCAGACATCACTGATACCATATGGCACAGATCAGGGGCGGCTCTCCACAATCAATGAAGTCAACCTTTGGCTCCGTGGACGTTCCCCACAGGATGCAGTAACCAACAGCCAGAACTGGGATATCTTTGACGATGTTGCTCAGATACTTCCCACCGACACGGATGCAGCGGTCTTTATGCAAACCGGCTCGCCCAATCCTCACCATTTGAACGATAGTGGAAACAACTTGCTGGCCGCATCGGTGGCGCAGGGCTTATCCTCCCCGCTCTCTTCTTTGTATTCTCTCAATGCTGATTACAATTTTGGATTAAACTGGGCGCTCATCAACGGAGGCACCCTTACCAACCAAGGTCTTATAGTGGGGAACAATGCATCTATATCACCCATCGGTAACGGTAGCATCGCGGCAACCTCTTTAGACGGTGTCACGGTGTCCGGCACACCTACTCCAGGGCAATCTGTGATTGCTTCTGGGTCTACCTCAGCAGTGTGGGGGTATGTACCCTGTGGATACAACGATATTCCATGCACTGATGCTGCTAATAGCTGGTTTGGAACTCAGACGTACACTACGTCTGGCCCTGCCTCACCAGCCGTAATCGAGAAAGGCTCCGCTGGTGCGATCTCTTCGGTGTTTGTGCAAAGCGCATTTGTCAGTACTGGTTCTCCCTATACTCTGTCTTTCACGTCCCCTGTAACCGCTGGCGATACACTGCTGGTGTTTGAGACATCAGGCTATGGCACAACAATCACAGACACTCTGGGTAACACCTTCACTGGTGTTCCCGGATGTGGGACTAGTGGCTGTGGCAATCCCTTTTCGACCGCGATGGCCTATAGCGCAACTGGCGGGGCAGATACAATAACTGTAACCCCATCTTCGTCACAAAGTTTTTATGTCTTGATTGCTGAGTACCGCGGTCCCCTATCTGTATCTCCTCTGGATGGTACTCCAGCTAACACAGACAACAACTTTAGCACCGGCTCAGGCGGCGCAACTACAGTCGGTCCTATAACCACTGTGGCGAACGGTGATTTGATTATCACCGCTACATCCACGGACAACAATCTGGGAGCCCCTAGCGTTGCAGGATTCACAGCACGTGATTCCACCGATAAACTCAATCTTTACGACACAATACAAGTCTCGGCAGGGAACCAATCCGCTGCTTGGAATTGGGCTACGGGTTATGGACGGTCAGTAGGTACTCTGTTCGCGCTCAAAGCACAAACCATCTCAGGTCAAACCGCCGACTTGCATCAGTATGAATCAGCTGCGGGAGCCTTGGTAGGCGCGGTGAACGCATACGGGCAAATCCAACTTCCTACTGCCTCCAACTTACCAACCAACACCCCGGTTGACTCTGGTGTTGCGCTTGCGGCGGACACTACCTGCACGAGTTTACTGGCGGTCTACACCGGAAGCGCGTGGGAGTGCCTGCCAAGTAATCCTGGCACAGTAACCAGCGTAGGCTTGACCATGCCGGGAGTGATTTTCAATTCCACGGTGCCTGGCTCTCCTGTGACGACATCTAGTACACTAGCACCAACTCTAGCAACACAGACAGCAAATACTGTGCTGGCCGGTCCTGCGACCGGAAGCCCGGCAACGCCTACATTCCGAGCGTTGGTGAGCGCCGACATCCCAAACAATGCGGCGAGTACCACAGGCACAGCGGCTAATCTGAGCGGCACACCCGCCTTGCCCAACGGCACGACGGCCACGACTCAGAGCGTGGCGGACAACAGCACGAACCTGGAAACCACTGCGGGAACACTAGCTAAGATTACGGCCAAAACCTTGAGTTTGAATGTCCCTGCTTGGCTGCAAAATCTAGGCGACGGCTCGGACGGTAACAACCTGACAGCCAGTGGGGGCATGACCGGCGACTTGTACTACAACAACTTCACCGTGCCGTATGGAAACACGGTAACAAGCAGTGCATACCAAGGTAGCCTAACCATCCATGCAAAAGGTACCTGCACGATTGCGGGATTGATAACCAGCACGAATAATACCTATATAAGTAACGGCCTTTATGGCGGGTCTTCCGGTGCAACTGGCGGGGGAACGTCGGCGGGTTCTGCGGGCAAAAGCACTCTCGGACCGCCTGGGATGAGTTCTTATGTCTGGGGCGGTATCACTATGGGAGCCGTGGGGCAAGCGGGAGGCGGTTCCGCATGGTCAGATCAAGCGCTAACTGGCGGAACTTTGACACAGTGGGCAAGAGTGGTTGCTACAGCTGGAGGAGCCACGGACGGGCAATTCCTAGGCGGTGCTCCGAGTGTGGCAGGAGCTAGTGGTTCTCAAGGTTCGGGAGTTACTCTGATCTGCGGCTCGATTGTGGGCACCGATGGTACACACACCGGCATCATTGATATGAGTGCTTCTCCCTCATCACCTCCTACCGCCAACAACACAGGCGCACAAGCGGGCGGCGGTGGTGGAGTTGTGCTGCTCTCGTCACAGTCCGCAATCGCCACGCCTCCGCTAGTCTATGTGGCTGGTGGCGCGGCTGCAATCGGCTCCGCCATCCTCACCACACCGGTCAATAGCACGTTTACGACAGCGACGACAGGCGGTTCCTTAACAGGTTCCACAAGTTATTACTACACCGTTGTGGCACACAAGGGGCCAAATGGCTCCACGGCGCAGTCTACCGAAACCAGCCTTGCAACAGGCGCAGGAACCAACACCAATACCATTACTGTAAAATGGGCGGTCGTTCCTGGGGCGCAGAGCTACGACATCTGCGGCCGCACAACTGGCTCAGAGCAGCTGATTGCGACAATACTGAATAATGGTGCTGGAAATAATCCTCTGGCTACCCAGTATGTGGATACCGGCTCCATCACTCCTAGCGGAACGTGCTCAACTACAAACACTACATCTGGCTGGTTTACCACGCCGCAGGCCTTGAGCCACGGCGGCACCTGCACAAGTCCTGCCAAGCTGCTGCTGGGTGTTACCTCTGGCGCTCTCAATGGCACAGCAACGGTGATTCAAGCCGGTGCTGGGTGCGGCACGGGAACTGGAGTGCAATGGAGTGTGTTAGGTGCTGGCGGAACATTGGGCACAGGCACGGTTAATCCAACATGGTCTGGCGGCTCGGTCGTATCGGCTACCACAACCCCGGGCACAAGCTCAGGCTACACGCCAGTCAATTACACCGTCTCTGGTGATGGCGGAGATGGCTCCCCGGGCGTAACCGCAACATTTCAAGGATGGTAAACATGGCAGACTTTGGCAGTTTGACGATAAACAGCGACGGCAGCGCGACTCTGAGCGTGACATTTGATATCGCAGGCGTCCAGTGTGACCCATCGCTGGCAGCCAATGACACGGACTTTCCTCTGCCGGTGCGGGCAGATGGCAACGGTAATATCATCCCTTGGACACAGGCCGCGGCTCAAGCTACGCTGGGGCCACAGATCGCAGCAGCTAAGGCGGCATTTCTTGCGGCTGCTCCGGAATGGATACCAACCCTCCCTGCATCTGGGGAGTAGTGGCACAGAACGAAGGCTAGGAGGCCTCATGGCAACACCAATTCCTTGTGCAGCCACCACACCAAAACCAATCCCCAATAAGTAGCCGCAGTTGTCCGCACTGCGGTGCCTGAGCAGGACCGGCATCTACGATAGAGAGATAGGCCAAAGGAGGGCCTGAGCAACATGGCAAACAATCTCAGGCCTGCGTCATCGATCAACGACCTCAGAACTCAAGCGCACATGCAACTATCTGCACGACTTGAGTCGCTCGACCTGACGCCCCTGCTTATCAGGACTCTAGGAAACAACCTCCCCGCATCCATCCTGCCCTACTTGATATGGGAACTCGACATGATGATTCCCAGTGTCCCGATGCAGGCGTTGGGCGTAACATCCCAGACCATCATTCAAAACGCTCTTCCGCTCCACAAGATCATGGGCACGCCGGGATCAATAGTCCAAGCTCTCGCACTGTGCGGATTCGATGCCACGCTATTCGAGGGGCAGGCATCGTGGGGTGGGTCTGCTTACCCCGCCAGTCAAGGATGGGCGGTATTCAGGGTGGGCTTTACCGGTGCTGGGATGGCCCCCGCTGGGATCATCAACGGAACCAATAGGCACTTTGTTCTTCCTGAGACGCCAAACGGTAACTCGCTCCGAGTCTTCTATAACGGACTCCTTCTGCGGCCGACGACAGACTATGGAGTTTCAGGACTCAACATGACCACGGCATTCGCGCCGGCTACGAACGCGACGCTCTTGATTGTGTTTCGCAGCGGCACATCCATCCCACTATATTTCGATGCCATTGTGCCAACAGTCTCAGGATCAAATCTCACTTTTCCTGAGACGCCGGTTAGCATTGAACTGTACAAAAATGGCATATTGCAGAGTGGTGGGGTGAATGCAAGTCAGCTTTCCGCACTGGAGATCATCGTCAACTTCTTCAAGCCAGCGCGGTGCCTATTGGATTCCGTTTATGCTTTAGGTGGCATGGATTACTCGCTTTCAGGGAACACGGCGGAGCTGACGGTTGCTCCGAAGTCTACCGACTCGTTCATTGCATGGGGAACCTATGCGGGAATGGGCACGGCTCCGAACTATGCCGACTATGTGACGCCAACAGGACTCGTAAACGGCTCAAACGCTGTTTTCACCCTTCCCCAAGCTCCGAGTCCTGCTGCCAGTCTCAGGCTGTACCGAGGATGGCAAGTACTGAAGCCGGGAGGGGTTGACTTCACCTTGAGCGGCGCAACGATCACCTACACCATCGCCCCGGCGCCCACGGCCACGCATCTAGCCTTCTACCGCTACTAGGGTGCGGTACAATCGGCATTGACGGGTACAGAACCAGTCTGACTCGCCACATGACCTTGATAAGAGGATCAGTGGCGAGTCTTTCACTTTGGAGGGAACACTGATGGAAACGAAGATTGAACCGAACGAAACCGCTATTGTGACTCCTGTTATGCTGCCAGCCTGCCCGTACTGCGCAGACGATCCGGCCCGGCTCTCGATCATGAACCAGATATTTCCCGGCGGCATGATTGGTGCCATCATCTTTTGCGGAAACCCAGAGTGCCGGAAGATCATCTCGACGCAGATCGTTGGGCGTATCGAGCAACAGACGGTAAATCAGGACTCAAAACCGCAAGAGGCCGTAGTTGCTGGCCCACAGTTGGTGAAGTCTCCGGAGGCCCTGTGAATCGATCAGTAAAGCGCATCATTGCCCTCGCCGCTCTCTGGCTGTGCGCGGCCTTCGCCATCGCCCAGGCTCCTATCGGGGTCTGCGTCAACAACGTTGCACAGACCATCTCGAACGGCGTCATCGCTCCGATACCCTACGCCACGGTTGCGCTCTGCACACCAGGGTCGACTGCGTCCAACTGTGTTGCAAACAAGGTCAGCATCTACACCACGACAGACCTCAGCACGGCAACCCCCACAAACCCATTCACGGCCGATGCCGGCGGCAACTACTACTTCTGCGCCCACGTGGGGCATTACGGACTCCTGATCAACTCCTCGTATGGTCAGTATTTTGTTCCCGATGTGACCTTGGTTGACAACTGGGCGGCCGGCGGCACAATGACAGGGACACTCACTGACGCCGCAGGATTCATCGGGCCGCTGACCGGCAACGCCACGACAGCCTCCGCGTCAGATCACACTCCGACGCAATGCGGATCAGGACTCTACTCGCAAGGCGATACCACTACATGGGCAGCCAACTGCTCTCAGGTCCTGTGGAACCAAATAGGCGGTGACCCTGCACTGGTGACGAGTTTCAATACCCGCACGGGAGCCGTGACGCTGACCGCCGCTGATGTGGATGCAGTCGGCAACATCACCAATAGCACGAGCGGCAATGCTGGGACGGCTACAGCGTTTGCGAATGCCCCAAGCGTACTCACGAGTCCTGCCGTTGCCAAAGGTGTGGACGCATCTGGAAACGCGATTGCTCAGACCTTTGCTGGCACGATGGCCGCTTCTGGTTATACGACTCTACCTGGCGGTGTCATGCTGCAATGGGTGCAAGGGTCCGAAATGTCGGCAGTTGGGACTGAGACTGTGAGCTGGACCGGGACAGTTCCAAATGGCTGTCTTGGGGCATGGGTTAGCACGATACCGAGCGGCGGCATCGGAGACGGAACTTCACTCAGCTATTTCACGATGGTTTCATGGAACTCTTCGGGGGCTACGGTGTCATTCCAGCGTAACGCCGATCACACCTTTTACCCGGCAACCCCCATTGTTTTTGGCATTTGCTACTAGGGAGTAAAAATGGTTGAGTGCAGAACGAACGTAAGCCAATTCGCCGGGGTGAACGCTCTCCAAAAAGACATTGAGCGGCTAACCAAAGAGCGTGACGCCTTCGCCAAAGAGCGAGAGAATGCGCAGACAAGGCTACTCGAAGAGCATGGCGTAGCGCTGGCAGCACTGAAGACCGACCTTACTTTGATGGTAGAGCGCACGAAGGATCTTCCTGCTGCTATCGAAAAACTTAACACTCGACTGACCTCCCAGGAACGGTGGAAGATCCTCATGACCGGTTACGCGGCCGCCTTTGGCATCATGGGAGCATTCCTGGGATGGGTTACAAATTTGATCTTCCGCGCGCACTAAAACGGGTACGCCATGGATATACCGAGTCCCAATCCGGAATGGCCCCGCGATCTTCCGCAACCCGACGACCTATGAGGGCAACATGAACAGCTTTCCAAAGATCGACGTACTGGCTGCCTGCGCAAAGTATGGCCCGGTATTGAAAGTCCCGACAGGACTCGACGGTGAACGTATCATGGCCTCCCTGGCTTCTAACGAGAGCAGCACTGGCAACGACTGCGGGCCGCGGCATGAACCCGCATACGACGTAGGCGGTTCGGTATGGGCTTCGAGTCCTGCGCAGCGCGCGCTCGTGGCCCAGTACGGTCGTCTCGGGGCCTCCAGTTTTGGCCCATGGCAACTCATGCTTATCAACTACCCAGGGTTCTCGCCGGCAGAACTAGAGATCAACCTCGACGACTGTGCCCGCGGATGCGTCAGCCACTTCAATTCCTACGTGGCGCACTTTGAGCCCAAGAACCTCGTGGAGATCGGTCAAATCTGGAACCTCGGCCACAAGACGGTCAACCCTACGGCTGGCGTTATCAAATACTGCGCCGATTTGCAAAAGGCGTACGATTATTCTGTGAAGCAACCCGCTTCGGCGGTATCCTAAAGCGAAGAGGGCAGCATGAAGCTACCTGAGCCCTTCTGGGCAGTTCTACTCGCAGTTCTGGGGGTGATCGTTGCATTGGCCGTCCTTTTTCACCCGGACCCGGTCGCAGTTGGAACCGCCGTCCTCGCAATCGCCTCCAACCTCGTCAGCGGTGCCCTCGGAGCCTTTGCCGGTCACGCAAGTGCAACCAGTAACTCCACAGGACCCAACGCCACAATCAACAACCCTGGCGCCACCTTTCCCGGTGACGCTTCCAAGTAGCGCCAAGGAGGCGCAAGACATGGGATTTTCAATCAAGGCAGTCATCAGCGACATTGAAGGCAGCGAAAAGACCTTCGTTAGCTTCCTGGTCAAAGAGTACGCGGAGTTCTACAAGAATGAACCCACGCTGATTCAGACCGTCGATACCACGGTCAGCTACGTGGAGGATGGCCTTACCATCGTTCTTCCGTTGGCCGGAGAGGGCGCATTGGTTGGCCCCATCGATGCCACCGTAGAAGAGG